TATTGCTTTATTTATAATTTCATCTTTTGAACTGTGAATCTTTAGATACATATCTTGTACTATATCTTCAGCTTGTATGTTTTCATCATTTATAAGAGCATCAACGCTTGCTATCCATTTATTGTGGTATTCAGCTAATAATGATAATACTTTGTTTTTATTCACGATTATACAAAATTATAAATTTTTTTCATTCCTAAATTCTTGAAGCTCTAATAATAAATTTATGAAGTCATTGAATTCTATAGCCACATAATCTAATTGAAAGTTTTTAGTAAATACTACAAGCGGTGTTTTACCTCTTGGTGCATCGTTCCTACTTTGTTCCAATGCTTTCCAAATATTTAATTTCTCTTGATTCTTACATTCAAAACTGTATTCACTTATTATACTATTGTCATCAATACAGATTATATCACCTTTAAAATCCATACCACCTGAAAGCGGTGTTCTTCTTACTTTAATATTAAATACTTCTTTTAGTTTATTAGCTATTGACAATTCAAAGCGTTTGCCTTTTAGCTGGCTTGTTCTACCTCCCATAGTTTATTCTTTAGTTTCTAATTTAGTTTTATTTTCTTCTGCTTTCATTAATTCAATAAGATCATTTATATATTCGTGTAAATCTGGATTTGAAAATAGTAGTACAGCAATCACACTTACATTCATTTGATTAGGTGATTTAATTTTGATCTTGCTTTTTTCATCCATCATTATAGCACACCACATATGTGCCTTATTGATTTCTTTAATTACTTCTTTTTGTAAAGCTTTCTTTACTTCTCTGTTAGGGTTCATATAGTTTTCTTATTTGTTCACCAAGTTCTTTATCATTAGGGTACAATTCACAATAGTGTTTTATTATGTTTTTATTTATCCTTTGATGCGGATGTGTATAAACACAATCTTTAACTTGACGGTATTTATTTAGATTTGTTTTCATAATACTTTGAGCATATTGCTATTGCTTGATCACTTTTATAACCTTCATTAATTACTTCAGGTACGCATCTAATCATAAAATCTTTTTTCTTTTCGTTTGGTTTTGGTTTTGGCATAATCTATTTTTTAAAATATTCATCAATTAATCTAAGTAAAAACATTCCTGTAAGTATTGCAACAAAATGAGATACTAACAAATACATTGTTATTACTTCCATTCTTCTAAAGTATTAATTTTTAATTTAAGTTCCACAATATCTTTTGTTTGAACTGCATTATCTAATCTAAGCTTTCTAACTTCTTTTAATAAACTTCTATTGTATTCAGCTAACTCATTTATAGTGTCCATTGCTATTTTAAGCGTTTCTAAGGCCTCCAATTTACTTTTTGGTGGGTTACCCTTATTTATGTCGTGCATTACCTTTATAAGCAAGATATGCAATTTGTTTTTATTTAATAGTAATTGTAATTCATCCATAGTTTTAGTTTTTAGTTGTTTTTATTTTTAAAGGATTTATGCCACCGATTGTAAAACCCATTCCTTCGTTCCAATCAAAACGCATAGGTGAATCTAAATCTGTTGGTTTACCTCCTGTTTCTTTATCTTTTACTTTTTCTATTCTTATTTCTGACATCATCCAAAGTGTAGGGTGATTTAACATTCTGTGTATGCTTATAAACTGGTCACATCTGTTGGCAAATACTTGGCCTCCTTCAACATCAGATTTTTTACAAGGTTGTATGAACCCTCTCAAATCGTGGCCTTCTGGGTAAACCCTTCTTGCAGCTTCGGTTTGTGGATGGGTATTTATATAAACTGCTATTCCTGTTGTGTTACAAAATTCTCTAATATCATTACAAATTAAATAATTTCTTTCCCATTGATTTACTTTTCGGTCATGTGCTAAACCTGTGAAGGGATCAATAAAACATCCTTTAACTTTATTTTCTTTAAATATCTTTAATAAATCTTTATGGTTATATGTTTTTGAATTATCAATAAATAAAAACCATTTACTAATAATATCATTGTATTTAATTATTTCTTTTTTAGTAAGGTTAGTAACTTTTTTACCTGTGTACATTTGTATTAAATCTCTTTTTAGTTGACCTTCTGAATTTTCACCTGACCAGATACACCACTTTAAATTATGGTGTTTAGATAAACATAGAAAATACCACATCATAAAATTAGTTTTACCTACATTATCCATTCCAACAATAATATTAAATGAACCTCTTTTATGAAGTAGATAAGAATCCAATAAACAACCAATACCTAAACCTTTTTTGATCTTACCTTCTTGGTAAGCATACAAATAATCTAATGCACTATCTTTGCTTGTTATCATATTCACGTTGTTTTAAAAATTCATCAATACCTTTAGTTGAAAGTGATGGATCAAAATCTACACTTTTTTGTTTATTTTTTTTGTTCTTTTCATTCTTTACATTCTTGTTAGTGGTCGCTTGCTGGTCGGTAGCTGGTCGCTTTGCGGTCACCTCGTTGGTCGTTACTTGATACTTTTCATAGTTAACTACTTGAATCTTAGTACCTTGTGAACTTGATTTGATGGTCACTTCGTTGGTCGTTTTTAGCTTAGTTAGTGCAGTTCTCACTTGCCTTATTGTTAGGCCTGTTTCATTTGCAAGTATTTCCCTACTTGTTAAATGTTCACCGATTTGTATTAGTTCGCCTTTATAGTTTTTTGATTTGTGATTAGCTTTTAAAAGTATGTGTAAAAATAACCTTGTTACATTTATGTCATCATACCACTCCCATTCTAAAAGCTGTCTATGGATTTTTATCCATCCTTGTATTTGCTTCATAGTTTAAATTCATAGTTAGTTAAAAATTGTGTTTATAGTTTATTCTTTCAGCTTCAAGTTTATAATATAAAAAACTTTGCATTCCGTTTATATGTGAATCAGTTGGAAAATAGTATTTCCATCCTTTAGACATTCCACGATTAATATAATAAAAAAAACCAACTGCAACTTTACCTGTATTTTTTTTAAAATATACTACTGCTGTATTATCTGAAGTTGGTATGATTTCACCAATACTAAATTTTTCATTGTTATAATTACCTTCACGATCTTTTTTAGAATATCTATTTGCAATATGGTTTATATATGATTTAAGTTCTTTGGCTATTTCTTTATTCATAATATGCTATGTGTTTTTCTTTATATTGTTCGTAAAATAGTTTTTCTAATTGGCTTAATGATTCCCAAGTATAAATATTATTGAAAGTAATAGAATCACCTTTCGGAAACTCTACTACTTCTTTTTTTTCTTGTTCAAAATCTATATACTTAAAACCTTTTTTAGAGGGGCTATACGCACAAGCTATTGTAGTTGGATGAAAACCCCATTGCTCCGCAAGTTCTGGTATTGTATATCCTTCAATTATTAATTCTTCTATAAGATTTGAAAGCGATTTTAAACCCTTTTTCATTTAATAGTTTTATAGTTTGTTTATACTTAAAAGGGTAAGTCACCTTCTTCTTCAACTGCTACTTCTTCTTTTTGTTTGCTGTTATCAGCTTTAAAGATCTTCCAAGCATCTAAAGAAGTAAAGTATTTACCTTTCCATTCATTAGTTTTTACATTAAAATCAACATCAACTACATCGCCTTTAGAATTGTATTGTAAAAAGTTATTTACTTTTTCATCTCCGAATATTTCAAAGCAATATAGATTGTTGTATTCATCATCTGTTTTAACTACAAAAGAAGTTTTCTTCCATTCTTTTCCAGCTTTACTTGTTCCTGTTTGAGTATCAAGTATGTTTTCTATTTTTCCTGTTACTTTCATTTTTATTTGTTTTTTGTTTGTTTATTATAATATCCGTTATTTAATCTTTCATCAACAAGGCGATCATACGCTTCATCAATTAAATCAAAAAAATCTCTTGTTTCTTCTTCTTCATCCATAGTTTATTAATTTATTTTTTCTAATAATGTTTTTATATATTCTTTACAAGCTTCAACTCTTTCTTTTATAGTTTCTATAATAGTTTCATCATAATCTATTTCATAAATTTTAATCTTGTATTTTTCTTTAATATCGCTATATAAATAATCTTTTTCAAACTCAGGAAATGCACTATGTATATCGCCATTAAAATTAGATGGATATGATTTATGTTGTTTCCAAAATTCGCTTTCAATTAGATCTTTTGGCGTATCTATTAAAGTGTATATTAATTTAGCTTTTTTAAGGCCTGTCAAATGCATATAACCTTGAGCTTGATAGTTATATCCTTTTGTTGGTATATCATCTTCTAACAATGGAAATGTAAAACAATTCCAACTGCTCTTAACTTCTATTATTTCATTTTTAGTAATGACATCTGGAGTTCCTGTTAAAAAATCATTTTCAAAAGATTTATAATTTTTTCTTATTTTTTTATAATCTAATTCTTTTGCAATAAAGCTTATTGATTCATCTTCAACAGTTGTTCCTTTTAACATATACTTAGATGATATTTGTTCTTTTCGATTATATATTTGTTCAGTTAACCATTTCTTACAATATGTTTTTGCTCCAGCAGATACAATATTGTTTTTAGTTGGTTTAGTCATTATATTATTAATAGCTGAACATCTAATTTTAAATTTATTTTCCATAGTTATATTGTTTAGATATTTGTTCTAATATAGTTTTATATGCTATTTTCTTTTCGCTTGATGTTTTACATTCATCTTCAATTTTAATAATGCGTTCATCAATTGTTGATAGCAAAATGTTTAGGTAGTATTGTTCGAAAGTATTATCCATTTTGAGTTTGTTTAAAGTCATCAGCTTCAACTTCTGAATAGATGC